CCTGCCATTGTCGGATTAATTTGAGGAGCATTAATTAATTCTTCAGCAGGTATACTATTTGGTACATTTGTTGCTATTACATCTTTTTTAATATCAAATATTTGGTCTGTCTGTTGATTAATATTCGATGCTTTAACATCTCCTACACCTGCAAGTACAGGTGTTGGACCTAGAGGTGGAAAGTTATCTGAGTTTTTTAATACTTTTTTGATTCCTGTTCCAATTTCTATTGCCGATTTTACACCTGCTTTTCCAAGGTTAAATATACCACCCAAATTAACTAAACCACCCACTAAATTAGCTGGATTTTCTGGGTCATCTTTAAAAGGTAAATCATATTTATCCATTAAAGAGTTCCAATTTTTTGTAAAAGATTCTCTACCTATGGTACTTTGTACTTTATCTATTAAAGGTTTTGCAAGATGCGAAAGCAACTGTGTATTACCACCATGCTCTGCATTTAAATCATTAAGAACTTTAGCTAAATCTATAATATCAGAAGTGCCTCCTGCAACTATTGCAGGAACTTGTCCTTGTGTTACATCTTTAGCTATTTCCTGAACTTGACCTTCTTCAGGAGATTTTATTTTACCTTTTTCATCAAAAGTTCCTGTAATAGCAGCTTCAGGTGATTGTGCATAAGCACTCCAAAAATTAACCATTTTTTAAGACTTCATCCCTTAATGTTTTAAGTTTCTGCAAAAAAGCTACTGCTCCTTGAGACCTATACATAACAATATTATCATTTGACTGTTCTAATATTTTATAATGTTGTTTAATTAATGCATCAATATAATTATTGAATGCTTCCCATTGGTGATTGTTCGTTACCAACGGCTTCAGCTTGTTGAGTATTTGCTTGTCCACCATTTTGAGGTACTCCTGTAAATCCTTGTTCTCCCGGAGTTGGGGCTACTCCTGTTCCTATTGTTGCACCACCTGCACCTGTTGGGTCACTAGGGTCTGCTCCTGCTGGGGGCTGACCTTGTTGAGGTTGACCTTGTTGTTGAGCCTGTTGTTCAGGAATTGGTGCTTGAAACTGTTTCATTAATTCAGCTTGAATTGCAGCTTCATCCATACTATTTGTTACTTTATCAGGGTCTAAATCCATAGCCTTAGCAATCTCACGAATAACATATTGAAATTTTGCAAAAGGAGCAAGAGCAGGATTTGATGCAACTTGTAAAAATTGCATTAATCTTTGACTTCTTACTTCGTTAGCCATAAGACTTTCAGTTCCACGAGCTTTAACTTCTAAGTCTCCTTTAAGATTCGGGCTAAAATTAAACTGCATATTAAATCTAAAAAATCCTTCACCTAAAGGTTTTAATAAGTAGTCATCTACATTTTTAATAACTGTTTTAACACTACCACTAGCAGCATTCATCAACATAGATATACCACTTGCAGTTCTACCTACGCCTGTAACACCAGTTTGTCCATGCGAAAATGAAGGTAGTCCTGTACTTTCATCTGCAAGTTGTCGTGCCTTATCAAACAACTGTAAGTTTTCATTTGATACATTTGGAAATTTAGTACCAAAGATAGCCTGACCCGGTGCCCCACCCTGTCTTCTAAAGACTTTTCCCGGATATACTGATAAGTCTTGACCCGGAACTAAATTAGTTTCATCTACTTCTATGAGCAAATTACCTGATAATACAGCATTATCTACTGACATTCTCATAAATCCATTCATAAGAGTCTGTGTATCATCCATATTTTCAGCAATACCTAC